GATTCTTGATAACTCATTTGATGGTATTTGGGCGAACTATACCGCGATTAATGCGCCTGATCTTGCGCCTACGTTTGCTACAGGTTCTGCGAGCGGTGCAACGAAATTCACTGTTGGCTCTGGTATTCCTGCGACAGGAAATCATCTTGCGTATATCAAACAGGCCGGTGCTGGGAGCTACAGGTTTAATGACGTGGTCGCTGGTGCTACTACATACACTGCAGGAGCCGATATTGCAAGCTGCACTGCTGGCCAGCATTTGTTAAGCTTTGAGCTTGACGCAGTGAACCATGTGGTAAAATTCAATGACCATACGCTGGTCGCCGGCGACATTAAGTCTTCTTGAGGCTAACAATGGAACTATACCTATTGCGTAAAAGGAACATTAGCTTGATAAGGGCTGGCAAATGGGTGAAAGAGGCTGAGGCTGAGGGGTATGAACTTCTCGGCCGATGCGATAAAGACGGGAACCTGCTTCCTCAAGAGGAGAAGGAGAAGTCGAAAACAGAAAAGAAGGCAGATAAATGAGCTATATTGATTCTGCTTTTTATAAGAACGTTTATATGGGGCAAGACGCTGGCACAGACTTCGCAAGGCTTGAGATGCGCGCGAGCGATGATATCGACAATGCCTGCGATGGGTTTGTGTTTGATGAGCTAGAGGACTGGCGCAAAGAGTTGGTCAAAAGGGCTGTCGCCGCGCAGGTTGAATACTATGTAGTCAACGGAGAGACATACAATAATGTTGAAAGTGGCGGCAGCCTAGGGAGCTTCTCAGCGCCGCAGAATAAACACAGAACACTTGCTCCTCGTGCGACTGAGTATCTATATGCTGCTGGCCTATTGACGAGAGTTGCGAGGATAAGATGGTAGCGATACCTAAACGGTTGTTGCCTCACACAATTAGCTATGAGGAGTATACTGGGACTGTAAACTCGAAACCTACGTATGCTAAGGCTGAAACTATCTATAACGTGCGGGTTGAGCCAGTATACCAGTATGCGTTGTCATCGCTCGGTGATGCAAAAAACGATAGGTTTACTATCATTTATGATTCAAGAAATTCCAGTCCAAAAGGTAAAACGTTTGTAGCGAAAAGCAGGATCACGTTTGGGGATATCGTTTTAACGGTGAGAAATGCGACGCCGTTTTACGATTCTAAGAGACTACACCACTGGGAGGTGAATTGTGTCTAAGGTCGAATTTGATACAAAAGCGGCCGTAGGGAAACGGCTTGATATGCTTAAATTGGCACAGTTTGCGCTAGACCAGCAGGTGATTGCCGACTCAAACTATTATTGTCCGTATCGTGAGGGTTATTTGCAGAAATCGGCAGTGATAAATTCGCGGCCTGGTACTGGGCTGGTAGTATGGGCAACGCCATATGCGTCGAGACTGTACTACCATCCTGAATATCATTTCTCGAAAGATAAGAATCCTAACGCGCGTGGCAAATGGTTTGAGTGGGCAAAGTCAGTGAACTTAGAAAAATGGCGCAAGATAGCGGAAGGTAAAGAATGATCGAGATCATGGATAATATCGTGGCCTATCTGAATAGCAAGTTGCCTAGCATTGTTGAGAGCGATATCGCTGAGGATTTTTTCATCGGCGACAGCGATGAGGAATTGATGTGCAGGCACGATGTGAGTCCATTGATCTATAAGGCATTTATGGACGGAAGCTATAGAGCGACATTCGCATTTAGTTTTTATTGTCGGTCGGGCGACGTTATTACTGCGAGGCAGAAACTTGAAGCGATAATGGAGTGCCTGAATGAGATTAGGGTCTTTCAGCATTTATTCGGCGTTGCCGAGGGTACGCTGGAAGTTACTGCGCGGCCTACTCCGATTAGTGAGGAAGAGGGCGGCACAAAAATATATACTTGTTCGTTTAAGCTAGATTATCTAGCAGGAGAATGAAAATGGTTACAATGGGATTTCAAACATTATTCGAGATTGACACCAATCCTGGTGGTACTGCTAACTGGGTGAGGCTTGGAGCTGGCATTGAGTCAGCTACACCTGCTCTGAATGAAACGCTAGTGCAAAGAGGTTATCTCGATGGCAATGGCGGGCAGAGCACAAGAACTACTGGCTTCCAATTGGTATATACGTTTAGCGGTGAACGCAGGCCTGGAGATACTGCTCAGGACTATATTTACAATAAAATGCTTGAGCTTGGCGATAATAGAATGACTCAGTTTAGGGCTACTGATGCGGGCGGAGCAGTGATTACGGGGCCATGCTCTATCGCGAATATAACACCGCCTGGTGGAAATGCGAATGATATCTCGGCGTTTAGCTTTGAGATTCATTTTAATGGCAAACCGACGCTTACACCTGCGACTGCTGCTCCTGCATTAACTGCTACTTTTGGTGCTGGAACTGCTACAGGAACTACGAAGGTTACTGCAACACCTGGCGCAGGAAATTCGCTTGCATACAAAATCACGAAACAGGCAATCACTGTTTATGGCCGTCAGTATGTTGATGGAGTCATTGCATACACGAGCGGAAGCGATATCGCTGGCGCTGTCGCTGATGATTATCTCAACGTATATGAGCTTGACCAGTATATGCATGTTGTGAAGTTTGCATCTAAGAAGCTTGCCGCTGGCGATTTCGCTGCATAATGTAGGATGCCCCCGCCGAATCGGGGGCTTAGGAGTATCTTGTGGATGAATTTAGGTTTAACAAAAAGGCAAATGCGACTGTAACACTAAAAATATGTGATGAGGTATATGAGTTTAATTGTTCGCCAACGAATTATTCGTTTATTAAAAAGGTCGCGGCGCTGTCGCGCGAGGCTGAAAATATCCTTGGTAGAATAAGCGGCCATAAGGCTGGTACTGTTGAGGACTGGGCAGAACAATCTGAGTTTTTGAGGCAGAAAGAACAGGAAATTATCGAGACACTACTTCCTGGTAAATGGAATGAGTTATTCAAGCTGGCGAATGAAGAATTGCTTGATATGGCGGAGCTTATTGCGTTTATTGCTGAGAGGATAAATGCAAAAAGCCTTGAAGTGAGAGCTGAGGCTATAAAGCCAGCGATACCAGTTAATGCGCCAGAGATTTAATCCTTTGCTAGATGATCCGCCGATTGTCGCTGATATTGGTGGCGAGCCTGTTAGGATAGAAACAGACTATAGAGTAGTGTTGAGCTATCTTAGACTACTACGTGAGGATATTAGCGATGAAGAGAAGGCGATTCTAGGATTAAATCTATTTTGTCCACTAGAAAAAATTACAGATATAACTGAATTTGCTAAATATATCGACTGGTTTATCAGATTAGGCGAAGAGCCACAAGAGAACAGAAAAGAAAAGCCTGTATTCGACATATTACAGGATTCCGACAAAGTTTTCGCCGCGTTTTACCAAGTCTACAGGATAGATTTAAGACACGTACGGATGCATTGGTGGATATTCTACACGTTATTGATGAATTTACCAAAAGACACAAAACTAGCAGATATTGTAGAATTACGCGGTAGAAAAGTCGAGAAATGGATGGATGCACAGGCCAGAATTGAGTTAGCTAGAGCGCAAAACTATTATAGGTTGGATGAGCCTAGCGGCGATATAATGGCTGACGTGTTTACGATGTTAGCAGGGATAGCACAATGACGTATGATGGAACGATACGATTCGACACAAGAATAGACACAAGCGACCTCGATTCTCAAATGAGCGGCCTTGAGAGTAAACTATCAAGATCGACTGCGAAATTGCGCGACATCATGCAGGGTCCTATCGCAGCATTCAAGGAGATGGCGCATGTCGCAGGTCAGATAAAAGGCGAATTTGATAAACTAGAGGCTGCATGGGCTTCTCAAGAACGTGCGAGTGCTATCCTAAAAGCAACGCTTGAGGCTACTGGCGCTAGTGCATGGACAAGCGCGAAAGAGATCGAAGGCATGGCTGAGAGCCTACAGGATATGACTGCATATGGCGACGATGCTGTCCTTATGATGCAGAACGTCCTGCTAGGATTCAAGAATATCAAGGGCGACAACTTCAAAGAGGCTACAACAGCGATCCTCGATATGGCGACAGTCATGGGGATGGATTTGACGAGCGCCGCGCAGGCAGTAGGGAAGGCGCTTGATGATCCTGTCCAGGGAATGGATTCACTATCAAGACAGGGTTTCAAATTTACTGAACAGCAAAAGGATATGCTGAAAGCGCTTGTTGAATCAGGGAAAATCGAGGAAGCGCAAGGAATCATCCTAAAAGAGCTGGCGACTACATATGGAGGAGCTGCTGAGGCAGCAGCAGGTACTGCGAGCGCGATAAAAGACAAACTCAATAATGCACTAGGTGATTTACAGGAAGAGGCTGGCAGAACAATCAGTGAAGCATTAAAGCCAATGCGAGAGAATCTCATTGAAGTTATCAATGGCTTTACTGATTGGTTTAAGGTAATGAATGAAAATGGCGATATGCCAAAACTGCTAAATAAAATTACTACTGGACTATTGGCTGTTACTGCTGCTATGGCAGAATTTGTGTTGGTATCGAAAGGCGCTGCGATAGTTAACACAATGACGCTTGCGATACAAGGCCTTAGCAAAGCGCTTGCTGCGAACTGGGTTGCATTAGCTGCTGCTGGTGCCGTCGCTGCGATTACGTTAATAATAGGTAAAATAAAAGAACACAAACTAGAACAGGAAGAGGCTGCGAGAGCTGCTGAGGAGCAGGCGAGGAAAACTGACGAGCTTAAAAATAGCGTAGTTAGCTTAGCGACAGAATATCAGAATCTATATGACAAAACGAATCCTACTGCTGACGAACAGCAGAGGATGCTCGATATTGCGAATCAATTACACACGCTATATCCGACGCTTACGAATGATGTCATCGAATATGCTGCCAAAAATAGTAATCTTGCTACTAGCATAAAAGAGGTTGCGTTGGCGCAGGAAAGAGTAAACTTGGCTAGCTTACTTGGTAAAAAGGAAGCGATAAATCAGAATATCATAGAAGTGCAGCTTGCTAAGCATAATGCTAAAACAGCTATAGAACGAACGACATATGAAAATATGCAGGCTGCTCTTGAGGAACAACTAAAAAAAGTCCAGGGCGAAATAAAAATAGTAGAAGGCAGAATCGCAATATTAGATAAGACTACTGAGTCTGCTGGTGGTACTGTTCCTAGTAAAGAGGCGCCAAAGGTTGAGAAATCGCAGGGTGAAAGACTACAAGAATTAGATGCAAAATATAAGGCGCAGATTGAGGCAGAAAAAGAGTTAGGCCATGATACTACTGAAATAGAAAGGCAATACTACAAAGAGCGCTATGATTTACTCATGGATTTTATCGCAGAAGACGCGAAGGCTGGCTTGAGTTTTGAAAATTCATTTAAGTCTAGACTTAAAGGGCTTAATACTACACTTGGCGATGAATTAGCAGAGACTGATAGAATATTATCAGACTTTGATGCAGCAGATACAGCAAAGGCTAAGGGAGATGCGTATACAAAATATATAGATAAAGCTGATTCAGAGTTGCAAAAAAATGAGGATGAATACGAACAAGAGGCATTAAATAGACTTAAGGCCAGGAACAAGGAAAGATTATCGTTATTAGCACAGTTG